TAGATGGCACAGGAATGACCCTAGACATCAACATGATTGGCGCAACCAACAAGTTCTTTGGTGACATATGGGCTGACTCGTTTACAGGTAACTACAACTTTACTGGGTCAACCAACCTATTTACCATTCAAGTAGATCCTTCAAATACTTACGGTGCTGATTCTAGCAACCATCAAGTTAATGTAACAGGCGCTAGTAACACGTTTACATTGAATCAAGGCACATCAGCGTTAGCCGCTACCTTGGATTTGGATTGGACGATACAGGGGTCAAACAATACTATCACCTCAAACATCAACATAGACGGAGCTACAAACTTCGTTGATATAGATGGCTCTGACAACACGTTAACATACACAGGTAGCGGTGTTACTGCATCAGCAGGAGGTTACTTCTACTTAGATCAGACAGGTGGATCACGGACGTTTAATATACAACAACTGAGTACCCAAGATAATGACTGGCTCAAGATTACTTCTGTTGGTTCTTCTGGTACTGTTTGTGTCATTCAAAACGATCAAGGTTCAAGCCTCGGTTGCTGAGATAGGCGGAGTATCTGAGGTATCCGGTTACGCTCAGATAAAGAGAGGGTCATTAGATAGCACAGCAGACCTAGCTTTTTCTATACAATCTAACGATGAAGCTGTTACCAGTAACGGTAGGATGGCAATTACCTTTTTAGATGACTCTACAGTAAAGCTTACCGAACATTCAAAGCTAACAATTGACGAATACATCTACGACCCCGATCCCTCTAAATCAAAGATGGCGCTTACCTTTGGGCTAGGCACTGCAAGATTTATTACTGGGAAGTTAGGCAGAATAGATAAGAAAAATATAACCCTTAAGACTCCTACAGCAGATATTGCAATTCGTGGAACTGATTTTACCGCAACAGTAGATGAGCTAGGCCGTAGCCTTATTATCCTTTTACCTGATCAATATGGAATATCTAGCGGTGAAATAGAAGTTATTACAGCTATGGGAACGGTTTTGCTTAATAAGCCTTATGAAGCAACTACTGTTTCTGTGTTTGAGTCAGCCCCGTCTAAGCCTGTAATACTGGATTTAACATTAGACTTTATTGACAACATGTTAATAGTTACGCCACCCAAGAAAGAAATAGCAATCTTAGAAGAGAAAATAGCCAAGACTGAAAACATACTAGACTTTAATGATCTAGACATTGACTATCTTGCCGAGGATTACCTTGCAGAAGATAACTTAGAGTTTACAGAGCTAGACATAAATTTCTTAGACGTCAATTATCTGGAGGACTTGTTAAATATACTGGACGCACTGGGTATTGCAGAAGAAGAAGACAAGTTAGCGCAAGTCTCAGGTGTTACTGTTACAGGCACTGTGTTAGGTGCAGATGCAGATACACAAATAACAACGCTAATTACAGGCCAGACTATTAGCTTAATCCGCAGTGTCAGCGAGTACAGCCGACTAGACTTAGATACAGCAGGTGGTTACACGGTGATTTTAATACAAGATGGAGTTTCTAACGTCATTAAGATTAACGGTGGTGACTCTACCATAAGAATATTGCAGGAGGGCTAATGAAAGGTTTTGCCCGATACAAGCGATATAAGTATGGATTTCCTCTAACTAGGCTTGGTAATAAAATAGATTTGTGGGCGTGAATAAAATAATTATAGCCTTTATTACAGTATTGTTATTTTCTGTCTTATTGTATCAACCCACTATGGTTGAGGTTATAAAGCTAAGAACTTTTGATGCTTTTGTTAAAACAGAGGAGCCTACAGGCTCTATTGTACTGCTCAATCTTACGGAAAAAGATATACGCGCAGAGGGCGGTTGGCCTTTCCCTAGAGAGCGGTTAGCTCAGATACATATAGACTTATTAAATGCAGGAGCGGCCTCAGTGTCGTGGGTAGCTGTATTTAGCGAGCCTGACAGATTTGGAGGAGACATTGCGTTTGCAGAGGCCTTGTCTTATTACCCTAGCGTTATTGCTATGTTTGAGACTGAGAGATACAGAGAAATACCAAAGACAGAAGGAACGGTAATCTTAGGCGATGACATCGGGGGCATAAAAGCTACTGGGGTAACGCAAAACATTAAGGTTCTTAGAGATGTAGCTTTGCAGGGGATAGTGTCTGCTCCTGTAGATGTTGATAACTTGTTAAGAAGAATGCCTTTGCTTATGCGTAGCCCGGATGGGTGGATGGCTAGTTTTGGAACTCAGCTATTAAAAGCAGTTACTGGGACAAGCACTTACGTTATTAAAACCAATGCTAACGGAATAGAAGAAGTTAGAGTTAAACAGCTAAACCCTATACCTACAGATAGCTTAGGTAGAGTCTGGGTAAACTGGGTTGCTACAAATGAAACTTCTTTAAGCAAGATGGATGTAGAAGGAAAAGTAGTTATAGTTGGAACCACGGCTAAAGGAATACTTCCGCAAGTATCTACAGCCAAGGGGTTGATGTACCCACACCAGATACAAGCATCTCTAGCTGAGACCATTATTCATGCGTCTAACAAGCGTATGCCTATGATACCTAATGAAGCCCAACTGTACGAGATACTAAATTTTGTCTTTGGGGTACTGCTAGTCTTTGTCTTTATTAACTATCTAGGAGTGTACCTTGGTTTAGCCCTATCAATCCTTTCGATAATAGGTATGGGTGCGCTTGGGGTAGCTCTTATACATCGTGGGTTCTTAATAGATGTAACGTGGACAATAATCTCTCAGTTTGCCGTAGCCTCTGCTACTTTTTACCTTAATTACAAAGAACAATACAACCTCAGACAGTTAATTAAAAAGCAGTTTGAGCATTACTTAGACCCAAGGCAGGTCAAAAGATTGCAAGAAAACCCTCAATTACTGCGTTTAGGAGGTGAAAAACGGTACTGTACGTTCCTGTTTACTGATGTTCGTGGGTTCACGGCCCTGTCAGAGAGTGTAACGCCCGAAGAAGTAGCTTATATAATGAATAAAGCCCTAACTGCACAACAATCAGCGGTATCTCAGTGTTACGGGATGGTCGATAAGTACATTGGTGATGCAATGATGGCTATATTTGGTGCGCCCTTAGACTTAGATAACCATGAGGACTGGGCTATAAAGTGCGCTAAACAGATACAAACTAATATGGAGGAGCTTAATGTTGAGTTTCAATCTAAAGGACTGCCTCCAATTAAAATAGGGATAGGCATTAATAGTGGTAATGCAATTATAGGCAACATGGGTTCAGAGCAAAGGTTTGATTACACCGCTATAGGCGATGCAGTTAACGTGGCGGCTAGGCTAGAGTCAGGAACCAAGGATGCAGGGGTTGACGTTCTAATAGGAGACAATACTGCACAAAATGCCAATATTGAGTTACAATCTCTACCATCTATTAAGGCAAAAGGTAAGTCTAATAAGCTAAAAGTTTACACTATAATTACTAGCGAATAGGAGTAAATATGTTACAAGCACTGATCGGCCCCGTAACGGGACTTCTTGACAAGTTTATAGAAGATAAAGACCAGAAGAATGCTTTGGCTCATGAAATTGCCACAATGAGTGAGAGAGCGGCCTCTGAAAATGCTATTGCTCAAATTGAGTTAAACAAGGCTGAGGCTCAGTCTGGCTCTCTGTTTATAGGCGGTTGGCGACCTTTTGTTGGGTGGACTTGCGGAGTAGGCCTTGCCTATAACGTGATTATATCTCAGATACTTTCTATCTGGTTTGAAGTTCCTACAGTTGATCCCTCTTTGCTAACGCCTGTTCTAATGGGTATGTTAGGCATGGGGGCCATGCGTTCATACGAAAAAAAGAATTCGGTAGCAAGGGAAAAGTAATGGCAGGAATTCCAGATGAAGAGTCAGGCCTCTTAGACATGATCAAGCGTCATGAAGGCGTTAGAAGTAAGGTTTATGTCTGCTCAGGTGGGTATGAAACAATTGGCGTGGGACGTAACATCTCTGAAACAGGATTAGGTCTTGATAACAAAGAAATAGAATACCTTCTTAGTAATGACATCTTAAGAATAAGAAAAGAGCTTGAGGATGAGTACCCTTGGTTCGCTAGGTTAGACACTGTAAGGCAAGATGCTTTAATAGATATTTCGTTTAATTTAGGACAAACTGTTCTTAGAAAATTTAAAAATGCTTTACATGCAATGTCTAAGAAGCAATATGAGCAAGCGGCAGATGAATTTATGGACTCCCGATGGAGTAAACAAGTTGGAAACAGGGCTGTAGAAGTTACCAACATGATTAAATACGGAGAATATCAGTGAGCAAAGGTGGCGGTGGCGGATCAATGACTGGAGGCGGTAACCAAGGCGGTTACGGTCAACAGCAGGGTGGAGGCTTTGGAAGCCAAGGCGGAGGCTATAGCGGAGGCTATGGCGGAGGCTCACAATTTCCTTCTAGAGGTAATTCCAAGGGCGGTGTAGGAGGATCAATGGGTTCTCAAGGCGGCTTTGGCGGACGGTACGGCAATCAAGGTGGCTATGGTCAGCAAGGTGGCTATGGTCAGCAAGGCGGAGGATTTGGCCAACGTGGCGGTTACGGTCAGCAAAGTAGCTATGGCGGCAAAGGCGGTCAAGCTCCCCCTCCTACGAGCGGTCTTTATGGGCAAGGTCGTTACGGCTCTTCTCAACCTAGAAATCCTTATCAGTCTTCACCAAGAAATTATGGAGATATGGGAAGAACTGCATTAGGCGGTAAGGGCGGAAACCAGAACCCACCACCACAACAGGGCGGAGGATTTTCAACTCCACCACCACCGCCAAGAAGAGGAGGCGGATTTGGAGATAACGGCGGGATGGATGGGCCTAATAACAACAGATTTCCAACACCAAACGGTGGGACTGCCACAAATGGGATGGATATTAATCCCCCAAGAGGAGGAATGGGTGGCTCTATGGGCGGTAAAGGCGGTATGGGTAATACACGCCGTGGAGGTGGTGGTTTTGATATGTTGGGTAATTACGACTCAAGCATGAGTCCAGATGAGCAGTCTTTTGGGGGCCAGTACCAAGCACCATACATGCCTACTGCTGTGGATACTGGCGAGAGTAACGGTGGGACTGCCACAAATGGGATGGATATTAACCCTAAGCCACAGATAGACCCTGCATCTTTATTCTCTGATCCTAATCTGGGCGGAGGTGGGGGCGGAAACGATGATCAAGTTATTTATCGAGGGGGCAGTAAAGGGTTTTACGACAGAAATCCCGGACAATTCATAGACCTTGAATCTTTATCTGGAATTAATCCTTTAGGATCATCCTCTGATCCTAATATGGGCGGAGGTGGGGGTGAAAGAATGGTTCGAGGGCCAAATGGCAACATGTACAAGCCCAATGAATTACCAAGCAATATGAGAATGGAAGTTGATACAGGCCCAAGGGCCGCCATCTCTGGCCCCCGAGCCGTTTTTGCAGATGATTATATCCTTAAGCCATCCGATCAAGGGTATATGACAAACGATCTTCCGAGACCAATGTTAAATAATGCTGTGCCACAGAAGCCACAGATAGACCCTGCATCTTTATACTCTGATCCTAATATGGGTATGGGCGGTAAAGGCGGACAACAACTTCCACAGATGAGAACGCAGGGGCCAGACAATATAGGCGGGGGAAGAATGCAACCGCAACCGATGCCATCGATTTTTGCTCCGCAACAACCCTCCGGCCCCCCTGCTCAACCTGCATTTCAGGGTACATTAGGCAATCAAAACATGCGCCAAGTGTTTAATCAGCCTGCATCTCAGTTTATTCCTGACCAACTAACCAATATTCAGGATTATGTGGCAAGGCCTGCAATAATGAGCGGTATTGGTAGCATGGGTCAAATTCGTAGACGTTAATAACGGAGAATAAAATGGCGTTAACTAAGTTACAGTTTTCTCCCGGAGTTAATAAGGAAGGCACAGACTACACTGCTGATCAGGGTTGGTTTGACTCTGATAAGATAAGGTTTAGGCAAGGCCGTCCTGAAAAAATAGGCGGATGGGAAAAGTTTACAACCAATTTTTTCTTGGGCGTAAGCAGGTCTTTACATCGTTGGGCATCGTTATCTTTCACAAAATATATAGGGGTGGGAACTCACCTTAAATTCTATATAGCTGAAGGTAACAACTTTAATGATGTTACGCCCATACGATTAACAACCTCAGCAGGTGACCCAAGGTTTGCCGCAACTAACGGCTCATCCATAATAACCGTGACAGAAGCAGGTCATGGCGCTGTTGTAAATGATTTTATAAGCTTTACATCTGCCGCAACATTAGGTGGAACAATTGTAGCCTCAGTTTTAAATCAAGAGCATCAGATAGTTTCAGTATCTTCGTCAAGCGTATACACGTTCATTGCTAAAGATACATCTGGAAATATAGTTACAGCTAATGGTAGTGACTCAGGAAATGGTGGCAGTAGCACCGTTGGAAAGTATCAAATTAATACAGGTCTTAACGCTTACGTTTCAAGCACAGGCTTTGGAGCAAGTGCGTGGGGTTCTGGAGGATTTGGTTCTGCCAGTGATATTAGTTCAGGCAATCAGTTAAGGCTTTACAGTCAAGACAACTTTGGTGAGGATTTAGTTCTTAATGTCAGGGGTGGAGGAATTTACTATCATGACACATCAGGTGGATTAGCCACTAGAGCAGTTGATATTTCTGAGATTTCAGGACAATCTAACGCACCAACAATTGCTCTTCAGGTAATGGTTTCTGACATTGATCAGCACGTTATTGCGTTTGGAGTTAATCCTTTAGGATCATCAGCAATTGATCCTTTGTTTATTCGATTCTCTGATCAACAAAATGCAATTGACTGGACACCCACAGCTACTAACACAGCAGGCGGTGTAAGAATCAACTCAGGGTCAATAATCATTGGAGCAATCCAAGCAAGGGAAGAGATACTTATATTTACAGATGTTAGCCTGCACTCAATGCGCTTTGTTGGCCCTCCCTTTGTATTTAACTTCTCAACAATAAGCACAGACACTTCTATGATTTCTCCTAACGCGGCTGTTAACGCTAGGGGTTCAGTGTTTTTTATGGACGAAGGTGGATTCTTTGTTTACAACGGATCAGTACAGCCATTGCCTTGCTCGGTAAAAGATTATGTTTTCTCAAACTTAAACATTGGTCAGGCATTTAAAGTATTTGCCGCTGAAAACTCAGCGCATTCTGAGGTTACTTGGTTCTACCCTATAGGAACAGGGAACACAGAGATAACAAATTACGTCACTTACAATTACGAAGAAAACCTTTGGTCTATAGGAACGCTGACTAGAGGCGCATGGTTTGACTCTGGTTTGGGTAACTTCCCTCTAGCGTCTTCTGTTATTACTGACACTGATCAAAACTACCTTTACGAGCATGAGAAGGGGTTTGACGATGACGGGCTACCTTTGACTGCTTATGTAGAGTCGGGCGATCTTGAGATTGGTGATGGAAACGCATTTATGTTTATGACTGGTATTATTCCAGACTTTTCCTTTAAAGGGACTGACCCGTCTGTTGATATGACTATTAAGGGTAGAGATTACCCCTTGCAGGATACATCGACTCTTGCAACGACTACAATAACAGCAAACACCACAGAGTCTCATATAAGGGCAAGGTCAAGACACCCAGTCATTCGTGTTGAAAGCAATGGCGAAGGCTATGGTTGGAGACTAGGAACGCTTAGAATAGATGTAAGACAGGATGGTAGACGATAATGGCTACAGTTAAGACACCTTTGCCGGTTGCTAGAGAAGAATACGATCAGGCTAACGAAAACAGCACTAGACGGTCTTTAGAGTTTGCTTTGTCAAATGCAGATAACGAGATAGACGTTGCAAAGCGGCAGAGTGATAAAACAGGCTCTTTAGCCTTACGTAGATTCCAATTCTTATTGATGGGTGCTTCATGAGTGACGCAATTAAAATCCTTGGTCAGCTAGATGTATCAGCTACCACTGTAACAGTTTTGTACACAACGCCTAATATAACGCAGACAACCGTTAGTTCTCTTGTTATATGCAACAGGTCAGGCAGTGCAATTACGTTTAGAGTCAGCGTTCACGTTGCAGGAGCGAGCGCAGATGACAAACAATTTATATTCTTTAATCAATCACTTGCGGCTGAAACCTCTCAGACCGTAGTAATCGGTATTTGTTTAGGACAGAATGATGTCATGAAAGTATACTCAAGTGCGGCTAATGTAAGTTTTAACCTTTTTGGCGTGGAGACTAGCTAATGAACAGACAACAAATGACAACTCGACCAATGCAACCTGCGGCAGAGCAAATGGCAACCCAAGGTCGATATGGGGACAGTATGCTTGTCCACATGAATCCAGTTGAAGTTCAAGGGTTAGCGTCTTTATCTCCTACGGGAGAGTTAACTACAAACCCAATGACAGGACAGCCAGAAGCGTTTTTGCCTTTCTTGTTGCCTTTACTGGGTAGTTTGGGCGGAAGTGCTATGGCAGGCGGAGCATTAGCCACTAGCCTTGGCTTAGGAAGTCTTGGCGCAACAGCTATGGGCGCAATTGGTTCAGGTCTTGCAACAACAGCGGTTACTGGTGACATTAAAGAAGG